TATCTTGTAGTAAAGGGTCAGCGTGTCCTTTTTCTTCAATTTCTTTTAAACGCTTTTGGTTTTCAGCTTTAAATTCTTCAAAGCCTTTACCAAGTCCGTCCAAAACTTCTTTGATTTCTTCTGACATTATTACCTCTTAATGTTTTATTGTGTTTAATAATTGCTTGCAACCTTCGACAACATCCCGTTGCTCCTTGTTACAGGATTTATAAAGCATGCTTGCAGTGTGAACGCAAAGAGTTGTAGAGAATATTCCTGAATCCCTCAGTAATTTTTCTAGTTCTCTTTTTGTTACGATACCATCTTCTATATCAGCATTTTTGACTTTGCTAATAGTAGCTTTTGGATTCATTGGAAACGTAACCATTGATACTTCCATTAGATCAACAGATTTGATTATACGTCTTTTATTCTTATCATCATATTTATAGCCATCCTGATTAATTCTATACCCGATCGACATAGAATCTAAAGCACCCATTTTCATAAACTCATAAACTTCTTTGCCTCTTTGAGTTCCTAATGCTAAACGACCTTTTATTTTTAAACCTTTATTATCTTCTTCTATTGAATCCACAACGCCTATTGGCTCATCTGTTTTATGTTGATACAGTAATTTTATTTGTTTAGGTGTTTTGTTCATTAACGTATCAGCAAATGCCCCTTTCCTGATTACATCATTTCCTAAATCTTTATTATTAAATACTGATGCGTAGCCCTCGAATGTTCCCTCATCATCTACATCTACTTTCTCATATTTACAATCAAATAAATCTAAAACATTTGAAACTTCATTTAAACAATCTTGCATACAGTACCTATATCAGTGAATTTAGAAGTATTGTAACAGTAAAGCATTTCTCAATGCAATTAATTTTGGGGGGTATTAGCATACCGGACTACCTGTTTAAATCCGTTCTCGGCTATCTCAGGGCTACTTTTATTGGCAATTTTAAGCAGAAAGTCCGTTTTCTGCCCAATGTTTAATGTTATATGAAATTTTAATCTAGCATTATTATATGTTTAAATATACTTGACAGAATGTCATATATATAATAATCTTAATATATGAACGATATTACTAGAAGACAAAAATATAATGAGGGTAAAGATTTTTATCTAAGCCTTATTAAAATGGGATATAACCCAAATTCTAAAGATATGGTTTCATTAAAACAAACATTAGACAATCTAAAAACAGGAGATAAATAATGATTACAATTATGATAATAATTTCACCACTAATAGCTTATGTATTTTATGACATAGCAACTAACCCAATCAAAATATAGAGGTAGAAATGAGCAACATATACAAAAAATGTAAAGTATCTAAAAAAAGTAATAGTAATAATAAAACTAGAGCGAAGAAAATTCCTAGAAATAGGAGAGTAATGTCTTTAAGTAATAATTGGAAACCAAAGAAATAGAAAGGGGGGCGGAAGCCCCTTTTTTTATATCTCTACAAACTGTACTTCAATATTTGTTCTATTAAATTTCTTGGAATCTTACCCCTGTTAGCACTACCTTTAATCCCCTGTGTACCGGATTGAGAACCTCTAGGAGCTGATTCATGGCATGTATCTCCAATTTTACAACTCTTGGCAACCTTTCGCCATTCATCATTGTTAGTCCAAATGTCAGTAGGTTTCATATTAGTAAACCCATATTGACAATAAGTAACTGTTGCAAATGGATAAGGTATTAAATCTAACTTTCTTAACATGGCTCTTGGATTTTCAATATAAAAGTATTTAGGTTTAATGATCGAGATGATTTCTAAAGTTTTTTTTACTAACTCTTTTGAGTGATGGCTATCTCTGTTCTTTGGAGACCGCCATGTTTTATTCCAATTTTTGCCAATGTTAGTAACGCTAAAACTTTGACAAGGTGGGCTTGCCCAAATAATGTCCGGCTTATAACCATCTAAAACCGATACATCAAAGTTCATTATGTCCATAGTAATATCTGCCCCAAAGTGAAGTTGGTTATCTATAGTCTTAGTTTCAAAACCCCAATTATTTGCAACCTTACTAAAACTTTTTGTTCCACAAAATAGTTCTAAAGTTTTCATTAATCTTCTACAACATCTCCTTTTTCATAATATAAAGTGAAACATCTACAATTAATAACATTACTAGCACCCCCGTTAGCATCACCACAATATTCCATTGACCTTTCAGAAATGCCACCGCCTGATACAGGCGTAAATACTTTGAAACTTTGATTAAGTCTTATACGAGTACCCGCCATATCTCTATGCCATTGCCTTGTTCTAGTATCTAAAGCACTTCCCCATTCTTTGACAGGCTCGGTAAGTAGTAAATTGTTAGCTACTTTATAACTAGCAAAGTTCATAGCTTGATGTGTTTCTGTACGGGCAATTAATTTAGATCGCGAATCCGAAAATCCTGTAGAGTTTTGTATTGCATAAGATATATCTCTTGGGCTAATACCGGCTGCAATACCAGATGCTACAGCTGTTTCAATATAACGCCTTGTACTCTCGGTTATATTAGCAACATTTTGAGCCGTTTGTTCTGTTATATATTCTGATATATAAGGGATGATTTCATTGTCTGCTTTTATTTCCCTAGTTCTTTTGAATCTAGTATTTACAGATTCAAATACATTCTCGATATTATTTTTGAACATGAAATATAAATCTTGGAAATAATCATCATAATATTCCGGGAGTATTTTTTGGTTAGTATTATATTGTTCTGATGCTAACTTACCATACCTTTTATTAAAAGCTCGTAAACGTGAATATAGGGGCTTAGTTAAGGTGATATACAACCTTAATTGCTCTCTATAATCCTTTGCTCTGCTAAGTTTTACTTTTGCCATAAATTCTTTCCATAACTTCTTCTAACAATTCATCTTGCGTACCAAACATTTCTGTAAAATCTTTGGGATTTAAGTGGTAGGATTCTTGACTAGTTCTATGGTGATGAGGGCAAAGAGGTATAACTTTTAAATTATCTCTTTTATTTCCAAATCTTTTCACATGATGTATTTCTGCCGGTGTATCTTCAAAACCTAATTTAATGCAAGCGATACAGCCTAACTCTGCTACCTTGCTCATGTGTATTCTTTCAGTTTTCTTCATCTTCTACATCTATTAACCAAAGCTCCTCAACACAGGATTTTAGTATAACAGATATGCCACCAATACCGGAATCTTCTGTCATGGCATTAGCTATCTTATAAGATTTTTTATCCTCTTTTACTAACCAACCAATAGTTCTACACATCTCAGGTTTACATGTATCAATATTTTCAACCCACCTTGCATCTGCTGTATGGTCTAACCAATCGCACATGACTAATGGATAATCTTTCATACTGTGTATTTTTTACCTCTAAAGAAAGCTGAACGATTGAGGTTACTTACTTGTACTAATTCAGGGTGTATGCTTTTCTCTTGGGGATCCACAGTAATTACAGCAAATCCATTATTCCAATCATTTGCAACATTATCCTCTAAGTAAGGATGATATTGTTCTGATAGATGACCGGTTTGAACAGCCATAGCTGTAGTTGAATAAGTATTGAATGTTCTTGTATTAAGTTGATGAGTATGACCTGTAATAATATTGATACCGGCTCTCATAGAGTTTTGGTATGCGGTATGAACACCACCTCTCATTCTATGCTTAATAATAACTGTATCATCTACTAAATGAGACATTGCCCAATCCCAATCAGGAAATAAAGTTTGTATTTTAAATGCCTCTAAATCTTCAAAGGCTCTGCCCCAAGACATAGCTACTTTTGACAACCTTGTTTCATGATTACCAAAGGTTGCTATTTGTTTGATAGGATATTTAGCCCTATCAATTATTTTTTGTAATCTATTTATTTGAGCTTGGGAATCATAAATCTCTTTTTGTACTGTTCTTTCTCTTGGTCTTATCTCTGTATGAAACTTTGCAAAAGAAGATAAAACAGATAAATCCATAATATCACCATTAGCTACTACACACTTTAGTTGTCTAGTCTTTACCAAATCTTTTAATACTTCACACATGATTTTGAAAGATACAGTCTCATGACCTTCAAAATGTGCATCACTAAATACAAGCATTGAATAGGCATGGTCTGTTATTTCTACTTTATTAGTTAGAGGCGGTAAGTTTGCTCTTTCAGTTCTTATAACTAGATTACGATTATTATTATGTGGCATTAATTTAATACCGGTAATTTCTTCTGCCTGTTGTCTGTAAAAAGACATAGTTCCAGAATCAGTTGATAAACCTAAATATTCAAAAACATCTTTTTGTTTTTTCATATTAGGCAAGTTCCATGCTCTTACAATGTCATGAGCTGTTGCTGTTGATATACCAGACCTATCCGTACTAGGCCTAATTTTACCTCTCTATTTTTTAGAAGATAAAGGGTGCGCAGATGGTAGTAAATCTAAATCAAATTTTCCACCTCTAAACTTACCTGTTCTAACAGCTACTAAGAAAGCATTTACACGAGCATATGCCCATCTATCCTCACCACCACTTGCTCTAACACTTGGTCTAACAGATTGTGGGTTAGTACGATAAGCACCAATACCTCTACGGAACACTGCTGACAACATTCCTAATGTAACTTTCTTACCCGCCTTATCTCCATATTTCTCATTATGTTTATCTACTTTGCCTTGTAAACCTTTTTTAACTGCTGATGACATAGCTTTAATTTCTATATCTTTAGATTCTAAACAAGCCTCTGGAATGTACTCGATCATGTCATCGGACTTTTCACGTTCTTTCATAATTTGATTACGTTTAGTCTTAGCCCAAGAAAACCCAGAATCACCACCCCACAACGCCCAAGCAATTCTGCCTGCAGATGGATAACCTTTAGAGCCTCTATTAAATCCTTGTCCTTGTTTATCTACTTCATGCCTTGAAAAAAATGAGTACATTCTTAATACAGTATTAGGAGATAATCTAGTTTTATTAATTATATCTCTTGCTCTTGCAACACCTACTGCTGTACCGCCACGATTAAATTCTTTTCTCCATTCCAACCCACGTTTAGCCTCACTAACCATTGAATCTGATGGTATTAAATTCAAATCATCTAATGCCTTATTATCTTGCAATGCTTGTTCATAGTCTGCGTGATTACGGCATGGCATATAAACTGTCTTACCATCTTTGTCATGTGTATGTGTTCCTACACAACCTATTTCTTCCGCTCTATCGATTGCCTCTTCTTCTGTAGTAAAAGTATCTACATCAACACTTTCTTTTGTACCATAAGCCATATCATAAAGTTTCTCATTACCCTCGGCATCTACAGGCTTATCATTATCTTCATCACTTAATTGTTCACTTGCCTCACCAATAGGAAATAAATTAGATGGGATAAATAATTCATCTGCCCCTGTAATCGGATCGAGCCCTAATTTTTCTCTTGCCTCATTTCTTGTTAAGATACCCGCATTGACACCACCAACAACATTCTCGTATGTTTGTTTAGTTTTTTCTGCCATAGCCGGTATAGAATTGATATCATATTTAATATGAATATTTCCTTGATATAGCGGTGATAAATACTCGTTTAAATCTGATTCTACTCTTTTTAGTAATGGTATTATTGTTTCTTCGTATAATCCAAGCTTTGCAGTTTCCATATTAGAATATGTGTTTGCCTCTGGTATACCGATTAATTGAGCCGGTACTCCAAAACATAAAGCTATTTCTCTTGCCGATAAATTAAGTAGTTCTAAGAAATCCATATCTTTAGGATTAAGTCCTAGTTGTTGATATTGGAAATTACCCTCTAACAACATAGGGCGACCACTATTGTGAGTACCTTGAAATCTAAACTCTAAATCTTCTAACAACCTTGCTCTTTGCTCATCAGTAAGCTGTGTGGACATTCCTGATTCATCACTTGGCTCAAACTTTAACATACCGCTAGGCGTACAACCATTCTTTAAAAGAGCCACATTATGTAATCCCGCTAAGTTATGTTGGTCTATGTTATAAGCACTAGCCATTATTGGAGAAAGCCCCTCAAAGTCATTTAAGGGCGACCATAATTTAATTTGTTTTATTTGAGATAAGGCATTTGTTTGGTCTACGGGATACCTAGATTCTACTTGTCCATTGAGCCAATACTCATATGCTTCAGGGATCGAGGTTAATCCCGCAATCACTTTCATTCTATCAGGGCGTAATAAATATAATTCTTTTGCCGGTCTTAAAGCATCTGAATCTCTAACAATGTAAGAATTACCAGATATCATTAGATATGAATATAGAGATGCAAAAAATTCTACACCACTTTGT